AAAGAAGGTACAGACGTACACAATTATACTGCATCTGTGATAGGCTGCACTAGACAAGAAGCAAAAGCACATACCTTTAAACCTTTATATGGTGGTGTAAGTGGCACACGTAGCCAACAACAATATTACCAAAGATTCAAAGAGAAGTATGAAAAAGTAACAGAGTGGCATAAAGAACTTGAAAAACAAGCAGTAACAACAAAGATTATAAAGTTGCCATCTGGAAGAGAATATTGTTTCCCTGATGCTAGGTGGACAGAGTGGGGTTCTGCGACAAACAGAACTGCTATTTGTAACTATCCAGTTCAAGGATTTGCAACTGCTGATTTATTACCCATTGCTCTTGTCAAGTTGGATAAGGCAATGAGAAATATGAAGTCTGTTATTTGCAACACAGTACACGATTCTATCGTGCTTGATGTTCATCCAGACGAAAAAGATCAATGTATTCAAATACTTAAAGAATCTATGCTTTCCTTACCGAGTGAAACAAAACGTAGGTACGGAGTGACTTACGACATGCCAGTTGGTATAGAATTAAAAATAGGAAAGAATTGGCTTGACTTAACTGAAGTTAGTCTGTAATGTTAAATTACATTAACCTTAAAATATATTATATAAGGAGTATTTATGGACAGTAATGTACAAACTATAACTACCGAAATGGACAACATTGTATCGACTTTTGGTAGTGACGAAACAACTTTTATGGAACTTACGGGGCAGGCACAAACGACTCGAACGGAAGGTTTATCTAGGTTGAATATTAATTACGATACAGAAACAGAAGATGGCGTAACGTTAACACGTGGCGATTGGAAAATGATGTACGATGGTGAGATGCTTTATGCCAAGACAGTATCAATCAGACCAATACTACGAACTTTTGAGTGGAGTATCTACGATGCAGAACAAGGAGCTTTTTCTTGTAAATCTGTGCAGAAGCCAACCATGTCAGGAGATTTCCCTGATACAGAAGGTGGTAACAAGTGTGGTAGATTATCCTACGATGAAGAAGATAAACTAAAGGATGATGATCCAGTAAAATTAAAATCTCGTTCAGCAACATGTAACCAAGTCTTGTATTCAAGAATTACTGGTGCATTTAAAAAAGCAGACGGAACAGAGGTTCAAGTAGCTGATCATCCAGTTGTTGCATACTTTAAAAGATCTGGGTTTTTACCTATCAGAAACTTTATTGATAGCTTAACCAGACAGAAGAAGATTATGCAGAAATGCAACATACATTTAAAAACCGAGAAGAAGAAAAAGGGTTCAGTTACTTACTGGACACCAGTTCCTACTCTCGACAGTGAAACCGAAATCACAAATGAAGATAAGGAGTTGATGAAAAAGTTTGCTGATACTGTAAAAGCACACAATCAAAGCGTGTTAGAACAGAGCAGAGAATCTGTAAAGTTACAACCAAACAGAGCAGATGATAACTTAGCAAACGATTTCAATGCTTCTACTGCTTAAAATCCAAGACTACATGGAACGAGCAAGTCGGGGGGAAGTTAAAGTTCCCCCCGATGCTATTGTAGAGTTTGTTAATTCTTGCAAAGATGCCGTAACAAAACAACTTAACAAAGAGAAAAGTTTTAAGCTACGTATGTCTGGATTAGGTAGACCTCTATGCCAACAGACATTAGAACAAAGGGGTGTAGAACAAGAGATACAGTACAACTATTTATTTAGATTCTTGTTTGGAGATATAGTAGAGTCTATTGCCGTGCTTGTGTTAGAACAAGCAGGAGTTGAGATTGTGGAAAAACAAAAAGCCGTTACATTAAATTTTGACGGAACAGAAGTAACGGGAACACTTGACTTAATACTGCGTGATGAGTTTGGTCAAGACAAAGTTTGGGATATTAAGTCTGCTAGTGAGTGGGCATATAAATTTAAATACACTGGGTATGGTGGGTACAACAAGATTAAAGAAGATGATCCATTTGGATACATCATGCAAGGTCATTTGTATGGAGAAGCAACGGGTTTACCTTTTGGTGGGTGGATTGTAGTTAATAAATCTAGCGGAGAGATTGCCGTTGTAGAAGCACCAGAGTGGCAAACTGAAGATAGAAAAGAGTATATAAAAGACGCTGAAAGGCGAGTAAAGATTTTACGACAGACAGACAGAGAGTTTGTTATTCCTTACAAGGATGAGTTTGAAGAATACAAAGGGGAAAGAACGGGTAACAAGCTTATGCCTAAACCCTGCAACATGTGTGGGTTTAAAAGTCACTGTTGGAAAAATGCTACCCTGCACGATAAGATTTCATCAAAAGCAAAACAACCACCTCAAGTGTGGTACACTAGATTAAAAAAGAAAGAATTGTAATGTCGGTTATATATGCACGAGAATACATGACAGAACTTATGGAATTAAACGAGGACTTATACCACGTTTATATAGACTCCCATGTGGAGACGGGCGGTGGGAGAGAAACTGTTTTTCTTCGTCAACATGAAAGAGGTATTCCCCTTACTCTTCGTGAAAACTTTTCGGAAAACGGATCTCTCACTTCTCTTACAGAACAACGAGACATAGTAAAGGTAGAAAATGAATTTCAAGCAATTAATCAAGCACTCAATTATGGTAAAACAATATGCCTTCCGATATACCCTTTAACAAGAGAACTTACTACAATCGAAAAACAGTCCCTCAAACTGGCAGGGTACGTAAACAAAAGGATGCAATCATTAGGATTGAAAGCGAAGATATGAGAAGATTAAAATACAGATCAAAGTTTGAATTAGAGTTAGCAAAAAAATTAGGCAACAACAAAGTAAAATTTGAATACGAAACAAAAAAGTTTCTTTACATTCCAAAACCAAGAACATATACTCCAGACTTCTATTTACCTGATACGGGAATATACATTGAAGCAAAAGGTCACTTGGATAAAGCAGACAGAGTAAAAATGGCATTGGTAAAAGAACAACACAAAGATTTAGATATACGTTTTGTTTTTATGAACGCACGTAATAAGATATACAAGGGGAGTAAAACAACTTACGCAGATTGGTGTAACAAGCACGATTTTCGTTGGGCAGAGGGAGCAATACCTACGGAGTGGTACAAAAATGGATGATAAAGAATTAAAGAAAAAGATGAAACAGTTTGACTTGAAGAAAGGTCACTACTATCTTATCCTTACAGACATGGGAAATGATAGATTTGAAATGATGGCGTACGATACCACGAGTAATAAATATAAAAGCGAAAGAGATCACTCTGTCGCATCTGTTATGCACGAAGGGTTGGTAGGTTTGTTGCAAACAAAAGGCGAAGATTTATATAACTTTGGTATGTCTGAACTTTCATTTCAATATACAACTGGTAGATTGTTTGATCAAATATCTGAAGAAACAAAACCAAAGTATAAAGATAATGTAATAGAAGTTGATTTCGGGAAAGATAGATAACATGAAATACGAAGATATGATTAGAAGTAAATTTAAAGAAGTTAAAGATACCTCATTCCACGAGGACATGGAAGATATGGTAAACCATCCACCACATTATAACAAGAATGGTATTGAAACCATTGACGCTATTCAAGCAGCCACAGATGATGGATTCGAGTATTATTTGCAGGGGAATATATTAAAATACTTGTGGAGATACAGATACAAGAATGGTTCGGAAGATTTGGAGAAAGCTCAATGGTATTTAAATAAACTAATAACGATAACAAAAGAGAGAGAGGAAGACGATCATGTCAATATCAAATAGCTTACCAACATCATACCAACAATTTATACATAAGTCACGCTATGCTAGGTGGCTTGACGATGAGAATCGTAGAGAGAATTGGCATGAAACAGTAGATAGATACGTTTCATTTATGGAAAAAGCCTTGAAAGAGAAACACGATTATAAGCTCTCTAAGGGCGATAAAACAATGATTACGGAGTATATAACCAATTTAAGTGTTATGCCCTCTATGCGAGCCTTAATGACGGCAGGAGAAGCATTAGAACGTGATAATGTATGTGGATATAACTGTAGCTACCTTCCAGTAGATAGTCCTCGTTCATTTGATGAAGCAATGTACATTTTGATGTGTGGAACTGGGGTAGGGTTTTCTGTTGAAAGAGAGAACGTAGAAAAGTTACCAGTGATTAGTGAAAGTATGCAGAAGTCTGATGTTGTTATTGTTGTTGATGATAGCAAAATGGGTTGGGCAAAAGCGTACAGAGAGTTGGTTGCACTACTTTATTCTGGTATGATTCCATCTTGGGATGTGTCAAAGATAAGACCTGCAGGTGCTAGACTCAAAGTTATGGGGGGTAGAGCATCAGGTCCTGATCCGTTGGTCAACTTGTTTGAGTTCACTGTTCGTAAGTTTGAAAACGCAAAAGGTCGCAAACTATTCCCAGTAGAGTGTCACGATATTATGTGTAAAGTTGGAGAGGTTGTTGTTGTTGGGGGTGTAAGACGTTCAGCATTGATTAGTCTGTCTAACTTGGGGGATGATCAAATGCGACATGCCAAAGCAGGAGAGTGGTGGAACGCAAATGGTCAACGTGCATTGGCAAACAATTCTGTTGCTTATAAAGGTAAGCCAGAAATGGATACGTTTATGAGAGAATGGTTATCTTTGTACGAGTCAAAGTCTGGGGAACGTGGTATGTTTAATCGTCAGGCCGCAGACAAACAAGTTTCAAAGAATGGTAGAAGAGAAACTGGACACATGTGGGGTACAAACCCTTGTTCAGAGATTATACTTCGACCATATCAGTTCTGTAATTTATCTGAAGTTGTTGTGAGAGAAACAGATGATCTAGCTACTTTACGAAGCAAAGTTCGTGTTGCAACTATATTAGGTACATTTCAATCAACTCTTACTGATCTTAAATATATACGTAAGATTTGGAAGTCAAATACAGAAGATGAAAGATTATTAGGAGTTTCCTTGACTGGGATTATGGATCATCGTATACTGTCTAAAACAATAGATTCAAAGATTTGGTTACAAGATATGAAACAGATTGCAATAGATACAAATAAAGAATATGCCAAAGCTATAGGCATACCTCAATCTACTGCGATTACGTGTGTAAAACCTAGTGGTACAGTATCACAACTCGTTGATGCTGCATCAGGTATACACGCTAGACATAATAGTTTTTATATAAGAACTGTGAGGGGAGATAACAAAGATCCTTTGACAGAGTTTATGAAAGGAGAAGGCATACCTAACGAACCTGATGTTATGAAGCCAGACAGTGTAACTGTTTTCTCTTTTCCAATGAGTTCACCAAGTGGTGCGATCACCAGAACGGAGATGGGTGCTATAGAACAACTAGAGTTATGGAAGTTATATGCAACCTACTGGTGTGAACACAAGCCGTCTGTTACGATTACTGTAAAGGAAGAAGAATGGATGGAAGTTGGTGCGTGGGTGTACGAAAATTTCGATATCGCTTCAGGGGTTTCCTTTCTACCCTTTAGCGATCACACCTACAAACAAGCACCTTATCAAGATATAG